GTTCAATAAATTATAAATGGGTGGCAGCATGAATACAAAAAAAGACGAAGCATTAAAGATGGAAAAATTAGAATCAGATATTTTTAAATTGCAATGTTATGTTATGTTGTTGTTTATATTAAGCATTGTTAATTTAATTGGGGATTTAACATGACTAAAGACGAAGCAATACACAAAGCCTTAAAGGTTTTAAATTGTTTAAACAACGACAGAGTATATGAAACTGCTTGGGTAAAAGGTGCAATCAATGCGTGCGAAGAAGCACTAAAACAACCAATAGTCGCAGAGTTAAACGATGAATACTTGCGTGATACCAATGTGATTGGACTAGAACAGCCAGCAGAACCAAGACTAGTGTCATACGCACCTGATGGCTCTACTTGCACATTAAACATTGATGGTGAAGAAGTTTATTTTAATCGTGAACAACCAGCGCAAGAACCTGTGTTTTGGATGCATGAAGTAGAAGAAGCTCCATTTGAAGGTCATCAAGTTACAGTTGCGCCTGAACAAGATGACTATTACACAATCCCTCTCTACACCCACCCTCATCAATGGGTCGGATTAACGGATGATGAGATTATTGATATTTATTTTCAAGCAAACATATATCCACAACCTCATGGATTTATAATTGACTTCGTTCGTGCTATTGAACAAGCATTAAAGGAAAAGAATCATGGCTAATGCTACCCCACTTACTAGAAAGCAATGGCTAGAACTTTTGCGTAAGTTATGGCAAGAGTCATTATTGAAAGAATTTTATGAAAAAGAAGATTCTAAAGATGGCTTGCCTTTAATATCTAAAAAGGAAAAGAATCATGATAGCTAAACATTTTAGCAATAACTTACATGATACTTACGATGATTTAGGCAGATTTAGGGCATACAAACTATTTAATAAATACTTTGACGTTGAGTTACAAGACAACCAAGACACTTATGGAGTGGACTTAGTGGCTTACCGAGATGGTCAAAAGGTTGGTTACGTTGAAGTAGAAGTTAGAGCTGCCTGGGATGGATTATTTCCATTTGACACATTAAACATCCCATATCGTAAAAAGAAGCTACTTGAAAACGATTTGCCGACTGTTTTAGTCGCTTTTAACAAGCAAGGTACACTAGCCTATATCTGCAAAGATATAACTGTTTTAAACAGCCCTGTGGTTGAAATAAAGAACAAATACATGGCTAAAGGCGAGATGTTTTACCAAGTGCCATTAGATAAAATTAAATTGGTGACATTATGAAAATAGCAATCATATATTTTTTTATAGGTTTTATTATTTGTTCATTTGCTTTTAAAAAATGGTATTTAAAAGAAAGCAGAACTGATATGGATGAATTAATGTTTTTAATTGCTTGCATATTTTGGCCAATACTTGTCACAGCAGTTTTATTTATATTTGTATTTGATAAATGGTTAAGTTATTTAGGTGGAAAAAGTGATTAATAACTTTTCATTATCAGCAAGCAATCTGCCTTACTTTATAGCCAAACTAAACGACCTAGACTTATCACAAGGTTATGTGGCTAACGTAAAGCTACGTCAATCTACCCGTACAGGTGATCAAAACTCACTATATTGGAAGTTTGTGGAAGGCTTTGGCAATCACTTTGGTTACGATAAAGACTTTACTCACGACTTACTTAGATTTAAGTTTTTGTTTGAAGTTATTACGATTGATGGTGAACAACATAAACGACTGTTATCCACAACCAAACTGACTACAAAAGAAATGACAGATTACATTGAAAATTGCATGAGATATGGGGCTGAGAATGGCTATCTCTTTGAAACAGCCTAGACCTAAAACTTGTAAAATATGCAAAGTTAAGTTTAATCCTATAAGACCATTGCAGATGGTTTGCAGCCCTAATTGTGCATTTGAATACTCTATACAGCTACGAGTTAAATCAGAGCGTGAAATAACTAGAGTAGCAAAACTAAAACTAAAAACTAAATCAGAATGGCTAAAAGAAGCCCAAATAATAGTAAATAAATTTATAAGATTAAGAGATAAAAATGAACCATGTATCAGTTGCCAGCGACACCATACCGGAGAATATCACGCAGGACATTACAGAACTACAGGCTCTGCTCCAGAATTGCGCTTTTGTGAGTACAATATCCATAAGCAATGCTCAGCATGTAATAACCATTTGTCGGGAAACATACTCAATTACAGAAAAAACCTAATTAATAAAATTGGATTAGAAATAGTGGAATGGTTAGAAGGTAAACATGAACCTAAACACTATACAATTCAAGATATAAAACAAATAAAACAGCTATATCGTGAAAAAATTAAACTACTTGACATGGCTAATAGTTAAACTACAATTAAGTTACTGCAATTGGCAGACTTTTTAGCTAAAAGGATTAATCATGGCAAACCCAAATAGTACCGCTGGCATCCCAGCAAAAGGTGTAGTAGTACCTAAGTCAGCAGGTAAAGCTGATATGTCTGGCGAACGCAAAGGCCGCATCGTTGGTGGTGTAGCTGAAGGCAAAGAAGATGCAATTGGTAAAGACAGTGAATTTAACACAGGCCGTACTGCTGGTGTGTGTTATAACCACGAACGTACTAACTACAAAAAAGACTTTTAATTAAGTCGTAAACCCTGAGAGCCATCACTCTCAAGGCTTACTAACCACAACTATGGAGAGATAATCGTGGCTGAATCAAATACTAAACAAACTTGCTCAAGTTGTCTATTCTTTACAGGTAGTGGACATTTAGGAACGTGCAGACGTTACCCACCCACTACAAACAAATCTCCTAATGAATGGTGTGGTGAACACATTAAACTTATTCGTAAACCAATTGAAATTACTGAATTGCCCGAAATTAAAGTTGATTTTGTTGAACCTGCTAAAAAACGTGGGAGACCTTTTAAGAAATGAAATTCAAACCATTACAAGATAAAATAGCTGTAAGACCAGACGTTAGAGAACTATCTAGCGTACTTATTGTTGAAAACAAAGAAGTTGAAAACATGGGTACAGTCGTTGCAGTTGGCCCAGGCAAAAAAATATCAGACACCAAGCGTGAGGATATGCCTGTAGAAGTTGGTGCTAGAGTGCGTTTTGGTACAATGAACGACAATTACCAAGACGAATATCTTAAATACTTTCCATTTACAGAGGATGGTGTTAAATACCTTTGCATGAGTTGGAAAGATGTGTGTTTTGTAGAGGAATAAATATGATTTCTATTAAAACTAAAGAAAAATTAAATGAGATTAGATTTGAAATTGAAGACACCGAAAATTATATTAAAAAATTAGAACAAACTTATGAAGTGATTGAGGCTTTAAGAATTAAACGAATTAAATTAATTCAAAAATATACTAAACTTGAAAAAAAAGCAAAGATTGAAAGTATTAATGTTGTTACTACAGGAGAAATATAATGCCGCTTAAAAAAGGAACTAGCGATAAAACTCGCCAAAAGAACATTGAAACAGAAATAAAAGCAGGTAAAAAACCATCACAAGCTGTAGCTATTGGTTACGCTGTGCAAAAAGAATCAGCTAAAAAGAAAGGTAAGAAATAATGGAAGTTAAATTCACAGTAGATCAATTAAACGCAATCTTAGCTATTGCAGACCAAGTGCCTTATCGCTTTGCTAAACCTATCATTGAGCAAATTCAAATGATTGCTGGGCCACAAATTGCAGCACAACAACAACAAGAGCAAACAGCAGAAGCATTTGTAGCTGGTGAAGCAGAATAACATGACAACACCTAACATTTATTTACCTTATTCTATTCCTCAAAGCGATGCTGAAATCAAAGCAGACATTAACGCTTTAATCTATCAGCCTGGTGTCCCACAGGAACTTCAAGACCAATGGACTAATCTAAACAATAGCCCAGAAGTGCAAGCTGATATTAACCAAGCAGAAGCTAACTCTGATAGCATGGATAATGAGTAATAAACAGAGATTATTGATATGACTAATACAATAGAAAATATTAATGATGACAATAAATTAACCCTCGAGTCGAGTGGTAAGCCAAGTGGTGGTCAACCTGGCAATCAAAATAACAAAAAGGGTAAGATTTTCTTTGATGAAATCCGTAAACAATTAATTCAAGACCCTAAAAAGTTACGAAGCATTGTAGAAGGATTGATTGAAGCTGCTGATGCTCGTGAGCCTTGGGCTGTGAAAGAGATTATGGATAGGATGGATGGAAAGGCTATTCAATCTACAGAACTTACTGGCCCTGATGGTGCTGAATTAGTGAGTGGCATTAAAATTCAATTCGTAGAGCCAAATGCAAACCCAGAGAGATAACCAAGGCTTTGTTTGGCCACAATTCCCTGCAAAGCTAAAATGTTTATTTGAACCAAAGCATTCACGTTATCGCATTCTTTATGGTGGTCGTGGTGCTGGTAAATCTCATTCAGTTGCTAGAGCATTACTTTGCATGGGTGTTCAAGACACGTTACGCATACTGTGTGCTCGTGAATTTCAAACATCAATTAAAGACTCTGTTCACAAGCTGTTAGTAGATCAGATTTACAATCTAGGCTTAGAGGCTCATTACGACATTACTCAGACCACTATTCGTGGCACTAACGGCACAGAGTTTATCTTTGCTGGCATTAAAAATAACGTCAACGGATTAAAGTCTATTGAAGGTATTGATTATTGCTGGGTAGAGGAAGCCAACAATGTAACGCAAACTAGCTGGGACATTCTTATCCCTACTATTCGGAAAGAAAACTCAGAGATATGGATTACTTTTAACCCTGAGTTGCCTACAGATGAAACTTATAAACGCTTTGTTATATCACCGCCTGACAACGCTGTAGTTCAAAAAGTTAATTGGAATGACAATCCCTGGTTCCCAGAAGTATTGGATTTAGAACGTCAGTCGTTAAAGAATAAAGACTTTGAAGCCTATCAAAACGTATGGGAAGGCTTTACTAGATCAACCATTGATGGCGCAGTATTTGCAAAAGAGATGCAACGTGCGGAACAAGATAACAGAATTACTAATGTACCTTACGATCCTATTAAGCCTGTTATGGCTGTTTTTGATATTGGTTGGGCAGATGCAACAGCTATTTGGTTTGTGCAATTCGTAGGAATGGAAACTAGGCTCATTCGCTATTACGAAACTACTCAAACAACCATAAGTGAAATCCTAGCTAAGATGCAGACGTTTGGTTATGTGTACGACACACTATATTTACCACACGATGCTCAAAATAAAACCCTTGCATCACATGGCAGAAGTATTGAGGAAATTGTGCGTTCATCGGGATATAATGTCAGAATTATTGGCAGAGTGCCTGTTGCTGACTCTATCAATGCTGCTCGTACTATCTTTAGCCAATGTTACTTTGACAAAAACAACACTGCTGCTGGTCTAGATTGTCTACGTCATTATAGATATGATGTTGATCCAGATACTAAAGCATTTAGTCAAAAGCCTGTGCATGATCAATACTCACATGGCGCAGATGCGTTTAGATACATTGGCTTAATGATACAAGAGAAGAAAGTTGTTAAACGAAAACCAATGAATTATGATGGCATATCCTCTTGGATGAGCTAAGGAAAATATTATGGCAACACAAGATAGCGGTAATGGCGGTATTTATACAACAGAGTTTGGCGAGCCTGATGATTACGAATCAAGCGTTATTACTGAAGCCAAAGAATATTTAAGATTTTGTTCTGAAAATGACTCAAACAATCGTGTAGAAGCACTAGATGATTTGAAGTTTGCTGGTGGCGATCAATGGCCTGTAGAAATCCAAAACTCACGCTTACTAGAATCTAGACCATATCTCACTATTAACAAAATTGATGCTTACGTTCGTCAAATCTGTAACCAGCAAAGACAACAACGACCACGCATGGTGGCGCATGGCATGAACGACGAAGCAGATGAGAAAGTCGCTGAAATCGTTACAGGCATTTTAAGACATATTGAAAACCAATCCGATGCAGATGCAGCATACGACCACGCTTTTGACTTTGCTGTGCGTATGGGATGGGGTTATTGGCGCATTATCCACGACTATCCAAGTCCAAATAGCTTTGATCAAGAGTTATACATTAAGCGTATTGAAAACGCTTTTATGGTTTACTTTGATCCTAACTCTAATGAACCCGATGGCTCTGATGCTGAAAAATGTTTAATCACAGAAGTTATCTCTAAAGAATCATTCCGCAAGATGTACCCTGGCGCAGACGATGGCGGTGGCTTTACCCCTCGTGGCACAGGTGACTCACAATCAGAATGGATTACTCGTGAGGATATTCGTATCGCTGAGTATTTCTGGACTGAATACAAACGCACTAAACTATTATTATTGTCTGACGGCACTACTTGCTATGAGGATGAAAAGCCATCTGAATCAATTATGATGGATGCTGGTGTTTACGTTGTATCTAAGCGTGAAACAGTTAAAAAGCAAATCAAGTGGGCTAAATTAACCGGTATGCAAATCCTAGAACAAAGGGATTGGCCTGGTAAATATATCCCTGTTGTGCCTGTCTATGGTCAGCAAATCATTGTTGACAGTAAGAAAAAGAAATTTGGTCTTACTCGCATGGCTAAAGACCCACAACGGATGTATAACTTTTGGTCTACAGCATTAACTGAGTCAGTAGCGTTAGCACCTAAAGCCAAATATCTACTCGCAGAAGGCCAAGATGAAGGCCACGAGATGGAGTGGAACTCAGCCAACATTAAATCTATGCCTGTTTTACGTTATAAACAGACTGACTCTGATGGTAATCCAGCACCTGTGCCACAACGTATTCAGCCTGAGCCACCACCAACAGGAATGGTCACAGCTTTACAAGGCTTAAACTCTGATTTGATGGCTGTGGTAGGTATTTACGATCCTAGTCAACTTCCAACAGGCATGATTAGTGGTAAAGCACTAAATGGTCAGCAGCAACAAACTGACATGACTAACTTCCACTACTACGACAACTTAACTCGTTCTATTCGTCAAGGAGGCCGTATCTGTTTAGATTTAATTCCACACATTTATAATAAAGAACGTGTATTACGCATTATTGGTGCTGACGGCAAAGGCGAGTTAGTTAAGATTAATGAGCAATCACAAGATGAGATGGGTGTTGATAAAGTATTAAATGACGTTACTGTAGGCGAATACGACATTGTGATGGAAACAGGCCCAGGTTACGCATCTAAACGTCAAGAAGCAGTAGACTCTATGATGACTTTACTAACTGCTGATCCTAACCTAATGCAACAAGCTGGCGATTTGATATTCCGCAATATGGACTTCCCTGGCGCAGATATTATTGCTGATCGTTTGGCTGCTGCTAACCCATTAGCACAAGTTGATGACAAGTCAGACGTACCGCCAGAAGCGCAAATGATTATTAAACAGCAACAAGCACAAATGCAACAGCTACAACAACAGTTACAAGCATTGCAAATGGATATGAAATATCGTGCATCTATTGAACAGCAAAAACAAGAAGCTGAAACTCAACGTAAAACTATGGAACTTCAAGTTAAACGTGAGGATAGCCAATTGCGTACTGACACTATTGCACACGATACAATCATCAAAACAGAAACTCAGAAAGAAATTGAACAACTTAAAGCTCAGTTGGCTTTAGTCTTGGCAAACATGAACATGAAAGACTTGCACGAGGCAGAAGCAGAAGCAGTTGAACGTGGTATTTAAAAGGAGAATTAAATGGCAACAGTAACTGGCGATAATGCGCTTGAATGGAAAATGCGAGAGATGGCTCGTAGAGCAGGTAAGAAGTTTGAACCTGAAACTACAAACCCTTTTGCAGGTCTAGACAAAGCTAAACTTAAAGAGCAAAAGGCTTTTATCAAAGAGGCACTAAAAGAGGCTAAATCTGAAAAAGCACAATAGATAGATTGACAAGTAGTTTTTTATCATATATATAGTAATTTAATGGAGCTTGAGAAATCATGGCCGATAAAGAAGCAAGTAGTGTAATAACTAGTGACAACGCAACAACCTTTTATGCAGAAAGATTAGGTTTAGCTGATTCAGAACCCGCAGCTGAGGTGGAAACTGTAAAGAAAGATTCCGAGCCAGCACAGGATGACGATAAGAGTGAACCGGAAGCAAAGGGCGATGCTAAAGAACAGAACTCTGATAAGCGTTCTGACAAACTAAATAAGCGGTTTGATAAAGTTACGCAAAGAGCCAAAGAAGCAGAGGCAAAAGCGCAACAATTAGAACAGCGACTTAAAGAGTATGAAGCAAGGCAAAACCCACCTGCTGAACAACCTGTAAAGGCTCAAGCAGAAGGTAAGCCACAAGCACATCAATTTAACGATGCTTTTGAATATGCAGAAGCGTTAGCTGAGTGGAGTGCTGAAAACGCTTTAAAACAGCGAGATATTGAGGATGCTAATCGCAAGGCTCAAAAAGCTCAGGAAAAAGTATTAAATGCTTGGACTGAGAAAGTAGCCAAAGTGAAAGAAGTAATACCTGATTTTGAACGCATGGTGCAGTCCAGCACAGTCCAAGTTAGTGACGAGATACGGGACAGCATTTTAGAAAGTGATGTAGGGCCACAGCTTCTATATCTACTAGCTTCAGATGAGGAATATGCTACTAAGCTAACTCAAATGCCTACTGTTAAAGCTCTAAGAGAAATTGGTAAGTTAGAAGCCCGTCTTGAACTTGAAAGTAAACCTTCAAAGAAAGACAAAGAGGCTGTTAGAAATACAAAAGCACCTGAGCCTATTAAGCCTTTGGCTGGTGGCAAATCAGTGGGCGCAGACGTTTTAATAGACACCAATGGTGAATATTACGGCAGTTACGCACAATGGAAAGCTGCTCGTCAGGCTAATAAGATCAGATAAACCTAATTTTTTTGGAGAATTAAAATGGCGAATACTTTACTCACCATTTCTAAGATCACTAACGAAGCGTTGATGGTCTTAGAGAATGAATTAACATTTACATCAGAAGTAGATCGTAACTACGATGATCAATTTGCAGTAGTAGGCGCAAAAATTGGCGCAACTGTGAACGTTCGTAGACCTGGTCGTTTCATTGGTACAACTGGCCCAGCTTTGAACGTAGAGGACTTGAACGAAACTTCAGTTCCTGTAACGCTTTCAACTCAGTTCCACGTTGATACACAATTTACAACACAAGACTTGGCTCTTTCATTGGATATGTTCTCAGATCGTATCTTGAAACCAGCCGTTGCAGCTATTGCCAACAAGATTGACTTTGATGGTACAACTACTGCTGCTTTGAATACAGCTAACATCGTAGGCACTGCTGGTACACCACCAACAGGCTTAGGTACTTGGTTGCAAGCACAAGCATATCTTGACTCTGAAGGTGCTCCTCGTGATGGCCGCCGTTCAGCTATTATTGAGCCATTCACATCAGCTTCAACTGTTGACAGCTTAAAAGGTTTGTTCGTTCCTACAGAACAAATCTCTAACCAATACACTAAAGGTTTGATGGGTCGTGACTCTGGTGGTATGAACTGGAAATTAGACCAAAACATCGTGTCACAAACTTTCGGTAACTTCTCATCATCAACAGTAACTGCTTCTGTAAACACAACTACAGCAACAGGCTTCTTGACTTCTGGTTGGGCACAAACATCAACAATCACTTTGACTGCTGCTAACACAGGCACAATCAACTTGAACGCTGGTGATACATTCCAAATCGCTGGTGTGTATGCAGTCAACCCACAAAATCGTCAAGCATACGGCACAAACAAACTACGTTCATTCGTAGTTAAATCTGCTGTTTCTGTAGCTTCTGGTTCAAGCGTTTCAGTAACTGTATCTCCAGCGATTATTTCTGCTGGTCAGTTCCAAAACGTAAGCATTCCAACTACATCAAGCACAGCTGCTGTGACATTCTTTGCTTCACAATACAATGCAAGTGGTAGCGGTATCGTTTCACCACAAAACATCGTAATGCATCGCAACGCATTCACATTGGCAACTGCTGACTTGGAATTGCCAGAGGGTGTTCACTTTGCTGGTCGTGCATCAGATAAAGAAGTGGGTCTATCATTGCGTGTTGTTCGTCAATACACAATTAACAACGACTCAATTCCAACTCGTGTAGACGTATTGTATGGTTGGGCTCCTCTATATCCAGAACTTGCTTGCCGAGTTTCAGCTTAATTAACGGATAAAGAAAAGGAAAACTATTATGTCTAATCCAGGTCCAGCAGTCACCAATACCACCCACCCATCCAATCTCAATAGCCAACAGGCTTTGCGTGTTTTGGGTGTTCTTAAGGGTGTTTCTACAGCGGCAGCAGCAGACTTTGCTGTTCAAATTAACAACAGCGCACTTTATGTGCCTGTATCAGTAGTTGTAGCTAACGCTAACAACAATGGTGCAACACAATCTGTAGCTTCTGTGAACTTGGGTGTTTACACTGCAACCGCTAAAAATGGTTCAGCAGTTTTGACAGCAGCAGCATTAACTAGTCAAACAACACCAGCTTATGTAACTATCTCTGCGGCTACAAATCCAAATACAGCTTTGTCTGCACAAACTGTATATGTAAATATTTCTACAGCTTTTGCTACTGCAACTGTTGATGTTTATATTTACGGATATGACTTAACTCCAGGCTATTACTAAGCAATAAAATGAAGTAAAAAAGAAAAGAAGCCATGCTTAAAAGTGTGGCTTTTTTTCTTTAAAGCCCTATAATTAACTAACCTTATCAAAAGGAAAAATCATGTCATCTACTACTATTGCTCGTGGAAATGCTTTAAGCGTTTCATATCTTTCAGTTCCATTAGTTCCTACTGCTGTAGCTACATCTGGCGGTACTCAAACATACGCTTTACCTGGCTTGCAAACAACTGACATTGTTCAAGTGATTGGTGTTATTGGTTCACAAACTGCTGGTGTAACTGCTGCTGAAGCTGATTGTTTGACTGCTGGTGTATTGTCTGTTCAATGGTTGAACGCTACCGGTGCAAGTGCAACTCCAGCAACAGGTAACTATGCTATCCAAGTGATCCGTCCAGAAGGTTCATTACCAGCTACTGCTGTTTAAGGAAAAATCATGGCTTATAATTCACCATTTACCCCTTGGGGGCCGACTTACCTAGTTGGTAACGCTGCTGCGGTACAAGTTAAAACGTCTAACAACGTTTATCCTACAAGCTATCGCATTGTGAACGTTACTTCTAGTTTAATTCGTGTGTCATGGCAACCACCAGAGCCAGGCGATTTAGCTGTAACATTGGCAGTAACTGCACCAACATTGGGCGCACCATCTGCTAATACTATTTCTATTCCTGCTAACGGGGTTGCTGTTATTGGCGGTTTGCCACCTAATGGCTGGTTCTTATCTAGCGCAGCAACAAGCGCAGAAATTACTCCAGGCGAAGGGATTTCATAATGAGTTCAAACCAAGTAGCATCAACACAAACAGTAAATATTGTTCCTGTTCAAGCTGTATTTAATACAGCAGGTCAATGTTTAGGTTTGGTTGGCCCAGGCGGTGCATATTTTTCACCACCTTTAAATACTGATGTTATTAAAGGCGCAACAATTACAGGCGGTACTATTGATAGCGCACCAATTGGTGGAACAACTCCATCAACTGTAAATACAACAGGGTTATCGGTCGGTGGAACTTTAGTCGCACTTTCATCTACATTACCAACAATTGGATCTGGCTTTGGCACAAGTCCAACTATTAGTGCAACCAATACTTTTTGTTTCAAAATAGTTGTTGGTACAGGCGGGGCTGCAAATGGCTCTATTACTTTGCCTTCTGCACCAAATGGTTGGTTAGCTTTTGCTGCTGATGTAACAAGTGGTAGTAGTTTGTTTTTACAATTAACTGGAAGCACAGCAACTTCAGTCACATTTACTAGCTTTTCTGTAACAACAGGTGCAGCTAGTAATATGGCTGCTGGTGATGTAATTTTAGTTAATGCAATGGCATATTAAGGAAACACATGGCTGGCCCTAGTTCAACTGTAGACCAAAATTTACTGCCTGTTCAAGCGTATTTTGACGTTTACGGCAACTTTCAGACCTTTATCGGTCAGGGTCAGCCATTTTTTGCTTCAATTAATCCGTATCAATCAGGATTACACATAACCAATAGTACGATAGACAGTACGACAATTGGTGCAACTACTCCCTCAACGGGAGTTTTTACTAATGTTCTAACGACAACAGGTCAAGTAACTACTACACCTAGCGGTGCAACAGATTTAACTAATAAATTCTATGTTGATACTGTCGCTACAGGTCTTGGTCCTAAAGCTGCGTGTAAATGTACCACAACAGGCAACATTACATTATCAGGGTTACAGACTATTGACACTTACACTACGTTAGCTGGCGATAGAGTATTAGTAAAAAATCAATCTACATCATCAGAAAACGGAATTTGGATAGCTTCTGCAAGTGCTTGGACTCGTGCAGCCGACATGGATGTGTGGGCAGAAGTGCCAGGCGCATACACAGTTATTTTAAATGGCGGTCAAGCAAATACAGGTTGGGTATCAACATCTGCTGATACAGGGACTATTAACGTAACACCAATTACCTTTGTTCAATTCTCAGGTTCTGCCGTTTATACCGCTGGCACAGGATTAACATTATTTGCTAATCAATTTTCTATTACTAACACAAGCGTAACAGCTGGTACTTATGGATCAGCAAGCCAAACATTAAGCGCAACAGTTAATGCTCAAGGTCAATTAACTGCTTTATCTGCACAATCTATTGCAATTGCTGCTAGTCAAATCACTAGCGGAACGATTGCATCTAGTTTAATTAGTGGTTCTTACACAGGAATTACGGGTGTTGGAACGCTAACAGCAGGTACTTGGAATGCGACACCTATTGCTAACAGTTATTTGGCTAATTCATCTATTACGATTAATGGTAATGCAGTTAGTTTGGGCGGTTCTACAACAGTTACAGCTAACACACCTAATTCGCTAACATTTAATAATAGCGGAACAGGTGGCGCAACAGGCACAACATTTAACGGCTCTGTTGCACAAACTATTTCTTACAATACGATTGGCGCACCTTCAACAACAGGTACAAACGCATCAGGTACTTGGGGAATTGGTATTACAGGCAATGCAGGAACAGTCACCAATGGGCTTTATTCAACCGGTAGCTATTCAAATCCTACATGGCTAACGTCTATCCTAGGTTCTATTGTAAGTGGTGCCGTGGCTTCTGCTACGCTTGCTGCAAGCGCAACTAATATTGCTGGTGGTTCTGCTGGTGCTTTGCCTTATCAATCAGGGGCTGGCGCAACTACATTCCTATCGTTAGGCACAACCAATTATGTGTTGACGGCTAGTGCTACTGCGCCACAATATGTTGCTCAATCTACATTGTCTGTGGGTTCAGCGACTACAGCGACTACCGCAACTAATTTAGCTGGTGGTGCTGCAAGTCAAATTCCTTACCAAACAGGGTCAGGAAGCACAAGTTTTATTGGTAATGGTACAGCAGGTCAATTCTTACAATCTAATGGTGCAGCAGTTCCTACTTGGGCTACTCCTGTAAGCTATGCAACTGTAACGGATGACACTACAACAGTCGGTACTCGTTATCCATTATTTGCTAACCAAACAAGCGGCAATTTAGCGACTGAATATACTAGTTCTACCAAGCTACAATACAATCCATCAACAGGTGTATTTACATCTACTAGCTTTACAGGCGCAGGTACAGGATTAACAGGTACTGCATCTAGCTTGTCTATTGGTGGCAATGCTGCTACTGCGACAAGTGCTACAAGCGCAACCACAGCGACAAATATTGCTAGTGGGGCTAACGGGTCAGTTCCATATCAAACAGGCTCAGGGGCTACTACATTCCTTGCTGCAACCACCAATGGTTACATTATGACATTGGCTGGTGGTGTTCCTACTTGGGCCGCATCTTCTGGTGGTGTAACGTCTTTCTCCGCAGGTACAACGGGCTTCACGCCATCCACTGGCACAACGGGTGCGATTACTCTTGCGGGTACGTTAAATACTTCTAATGGCGGTACTGGGCTAACGTCATTTACATCGGGCGGCGCATTATATGCTACTTCATCATCGGCGTTAACATCTGGGACGTTGCCAGTCACAGCGGGTGGTACGGGTTTCGCATCTTTAACCGCCAATTACATTCCATACGGCAACGGTACAAGCGCCCTACAAAGTGCATCAAACTTTACGTTTAATGGCACAACATTAAGTTCGCCTAACCACCTAAGCACAGCAACAATCGCAAACCCCGCAAATGTGGGCGCGTATTCTTATGGTAGTTTAAATTACTATGATACTGGCCTTTTCGGAACGTTTGCTACCACTATCAACGGGTACGGATATTT